CCTTGCAAACCCTGGCGAATGGCTTGAACAAGCAGGAAACTGGATAGGCGATAGCACACTTCTAGGAACAGGTGACTCACTTCGTAACGAACTCTATAACAAAGAGACAGGTCAGATACGTGTGCTTACTATCTGGCGTAAAGTACCCACCACCATTTCACTATTGGTAAACCTTGACACAGGACAAGTCACAGACGTTGCCTCCAAAGAAGACGGTCAAGCCCATCTCGCTCAAATTGCTAGTCAGTTTGGCCAAGAGTCCGTCCAAAATTACGGAGTTATCCAGCAAGGGGAAACAACCTCCTTACTAGACCAGACTACAGGGCAAGCAGAGCAGTACGCTAACCCTGAAGCCGCACAAGCCAGGTTGAGCCAGATGAGCGAAGCGGCTGGCATGCAGGTCTATGACAAGATGAAAATAATCACCCGTGAAGCCAGGGTGCCTCACTGGGTGGAAATGGTCTGGGGTCAAATTATCCAGGAAGGTAAGACCCCTTATAACGACAGGAAGTACCCCTATGTTCCCTATGTTAGCCGAATGTTTCAGGACGATCCTGATTCGATTATGGGTATTGTACGTAACCTCTGGGACCCACAGGATGAAGGGAATAAGAGGTACTCGAATCTCCTAGGTCACTTAAATAGTTCCACTCATAGCGGATGGTTGAACAAGAAGGGCCAGGGTGCGAATACAAGTGAACTTCAACGAATGGGTAGCGTGCCTGGTGTGGTTGTCGAATACGCTGGGGTGGCCCCACAGCAGATTAAGCCAGTTGAGATCAGCCAAGGCCACTTTGAACTAGCCCAGAACTCTACCGACAAGATCATGCGGATCAGTGGTATTAACGCTGAGATGGTTGGTGCCACGACACAAAAGACTGTCTCAGGTAGGTCGATCCAGGCTAGGCAGGAGGGTGGACAGACGATCCTCAAGCCTAGACTCATGTCCTTTGACGAAGCTTGTTTAGATGTTGCTGAGTTGTTGTTAAGCAGAATCCAACAGTATTATCCCCCAGCGAAACTCAAGCGTATCCTTGGGCTCAGTGAGTTAGCAGGTCAGACGATGCCAGGGCAGATGATGGTGTTCAGTGACCCAGTGAGTGGACAACCTTTGCCTGACGACCAGATTCTTGAAATGCTGGTGAACATTACAAACCTCAACTTTGATCTCTCCTTAAAGCAAAGCCCCAGTGATCCTACTGTACGCCAAGAGTCCTTTGAACGAGCGACCCAGTTGATGGAACTGTTTATGCAAACAGGCAGGATGCCAGGGCCGAACACCTTACAAGCCTTTGTTGAAATGGCTGACGTACCTACCAGGTTGAGTGAAGGCATGAAACGTGATGCGATGATGCCCCCACAGATGCCCCCTCAAGCACAGGGTGGTGGTAAGGTGAGCGACCAGCAACGACAGGCTAGCGGTGGACAAGGAGGCCCAGGGAATGGTGGACCAGGACCAGGCGGTTAATATAGACATTAACCTTATGGCTGTCTCTGTCGAGTCTGAGACACAAGGCATGAGTGAGAACATCGGTGTCAGCGTAGCATTATGGCGATTGAAGGAACTGATCAAAGGTTACCAGTTTGCTGTAAGGAGTGGTTATGGCCAAGCCCAATAAGAATGCTCCCTTAGGTCAAGGTGGTCGGTTTGCTGCTGTAGCCAAAGCCGCAGGTGGTGGTAAGAAGGGTGCAGCAATAGCAGCTGCTGCTGGCCGTAAGAAATATGGTGCTAAGAAAATGGCAGCAATGGCTGTAGCAGGGAAGCGTGCTGCAAGCCATGGCTTAGGATTTAAGTAACATGGGTGTCAAAGGTTTTGGCTACCGAGGAAAAGGCCGTAAAGGTATAGCTGGTAGGCAGATTAAACGACCACCAAAAACAGGTGTACATTCCAGTGTGAAAGGAGCGTCTAAAAAAAGTGGACAACCTTTCACATTCGGATTTCGATAGTGCTATCAAGGTTCAATTAGGGTTGTGGCAAGGGCTCCTCAAACTGAATGACTGGGACATCAAAATTGACTACTGGCCCCATGATGCTCTGGGTGAGAACACACTGGCTAAAATCCTATGGTCCCGTGATCAAAAGACAGCCACGATTGCTATCAGGGTGCCCAATGACATTCCATCGGTTGAGAGAAACTATCCAGACGACGAAGCAGCTGATTATGATGTCACACTTTTACATGAGCTGCTCCATCTTAAATGCGTGGATATGGAGTGTAAAGTCGAGTGGGCAGAAGAACAGTTAGTCAATCATGTCTCACGGGCATTAGTGAAACTATATAGAGAGAACACCAAAGTAGAGACTGCTGGTACGCCAGCAGAACATGGACATTACATATAAATCGGACGTAACTGGCTGGTCGTCGCAGCCGCTGTCGCCAAGCTTATGGGCGGGTAGGAGATCACATGGCAGACAAGGATGTCAGTATCGTTGAGAGTACTGTACCGTTGATGGACCCAGCTGGGGAGACCTTCCAGGCTATGCTAAAGCAGTCGCAGGAAGCTGCGGTTGCTAAGCTAGCCAAGACTCCCGATACCAGTATGACTGAAGCTGAGCCTGACAAACCTGACAAGCCCGAAGCTGCTAAGAAGGAAGTTGACGAGCCTGACGAGGATGAACCTGACAAGGAGGAAATCCCTGGTGATGACATCGGGAACCTCAAGCGTAAGGTCTCAGGTCTCCAAGCTGAACTCACTAGGACCCGCAAGCAGAAGTCTGGATCAGCTGAGGAAGTCGCCTTACTGCGTGAGCGTATGGCGGATACCGAAGGCCAACTTAAGGTCCTTCGTGAGAACAAGACTACCTCAACTATTGAGGACAAACTGTCTAAGTTGACTGATGACCAGTTGGCTGACAATAAAATTGCCTGGGAAGACGAGCATGTGGACGCTCGGTTAGTTGCTAGACTTGCTGAGAAAGAGAACGATCCTACAGCAATCAAGGAAGCTAATGCCAGGATTGCAGCTGCTCGCCAGGCTCTCAAGCTCTATGAGAACGAGGGCAAGCGGAGAGACAAAGCTGAAGCGGCTAGTGGGGCCAACGCAAAGGACGAACAGGCAGGGATGGCTACTGAGATAGAGACACTGTTTACTGATCTCTATACCGCAGCCCCTGACCTGCAAGACAAGACCAGTACCATCTGGAAAGCAGGGCAGAAGGAATACTCAGCCCTTCCTCGGTTGACCAAAGCCCTTGGGCCCCTGGGTGAACTCATAGCGGTAGCTACGGCTATAGCTAAGAACCCCCAACTCATCGGTAAAAAGGTGATCTCAGCTGAAACGGGCAAGGTCCTTGAGGCTATTGAAAAGGGTGCTGACAAAGCCTTCCAAAAGGGTGGTGCTGCACCGAGTGTATCCTTTAAACCAGTAACGAGTATCAATTCACAAGCTGACTTAAGTTCCTTTGAGGAACAAGTCCGCAACATTAAACGTGGCTAAGTTCATCTGTTGTTGACCTAGCCTCCATGTAGGAGACTATAGGTTATGTCAGTTCATAAAACTACTGCATTTACGGACGGGACTGCCAGTGATGCTACCCAGTCATTTTTCGATACTCTCCTGCTCATTCGTGGGCAGTATGAGTTGATTCACCAGGTTCCCGTGTACCAGAAGTCCCTGTCACGCAGGTCTGGAAAGACCATGATCTGGAGACGTTATGAGGCATTGTCCTTGGCGACCACGGCTCTCACGGAAGGTGAGAACCCCGCAGGTCGTGCCAAGACCAAGACTGATGTGAACGCCACCATCGCTCCCTTTGGTGACTTCATTGAAGACAGTGATATGGTCATCTCCACCCAGCCTGATCCTCAGACTACGGAGAACGTGGAACTCCTGGGTCAGCAACGGGGTGAGACCTTTGACCAGTTGTATCGGGACCTTTATGCCGATGCGACCAATATTGTTTATGCCAATGGTACGTCCACGGTCACCGTGAGTGAGATCGTTGACAAGAACGACTTGGATCGTGCATATCGTATGATTCGTAACAACAAGGCGAAGACCTTTACCCCCATGATTATGCCGTCCCAGAACATTGGTACGGGGCCGGTTATGCCTGGGTATTGGGCCATGTGCCATGAAGACGTAGCCTTTGATGTTCGCCACACAGCAGACTTCCTCCTGGTCAGCGAATACGCTGGCAAGGGTGGGGTGATCGCTGGTGAGTTCGGTGCTGACAAGAATGGCCTTCGGTTCCTGGCGTCCCCCAACGGGTACAAACTTGCAGGAGCGACTGGGGTGACCATTGCAGCCACGGACATCAAGAACACGGGTGGTTTCGCTGACATTTACAGCATTTTCATCGTAGGTCAGCAAGCCGTCGCTGGTGTGTCTTTGAGTGGTGGAAATGGTGGAGTCATTCGCAAAGCCCTTGGTTCAGCTGGTACGGCTGACCCCCTGGACATGCGAGCGACTGTAGGATGGAAGCAATATGACGCAAGGAAGATTCTCAACCAGAACTTCCTCGTTGAACTGCAGACAGGTGCGTCTAACTAGAGGAGAGGGGGGCTG